GTGGCGGCGTTCGCACAACTTCCGGTTGTGGCGGCGTTCGCACAACTTCCGGTCGTGGCGGCGTTCGCCCAGCTTCCGGTTGTGGCGGCGTTCGCCTGGTATCCGGTCGTGGCGGCGTTCGCCTGGTATCCGGTCGTGGCGGCGTTCGCCTGGTATCCGGTCGTGGCGGCGTTCGCACAGCTTCCGGTCGTGGCGGCGTTCGCCTGGTATCCGGTCGTGGCGGCGTTCGCCCAGCTTCCGGTCGTGGCGGCGTTCGCACAACTTCCGGTCGTGGCGGCGCCACATTCCTTTACCTGCTGTTCGATTTTCTCCTTGTCGGCGCCGGTGATAGATACGAGTTGCGCTACCTTCTCGCCGGCATCAAGTTTCGAGAGCACGCGATCAACTAACCAATCTCCGTCTTTATAGCGACGATCATCGCGCAAAGCTCTGTACACCTCACTGAACATTCCGCCATATGGAAACCTCTCCAGGAACCAGGCATATCCTGATGCACAAGCCGACCATTCACGCAGACGGTCCTTGTTGATTTTGAGAGGGCTTTCTTTTTTATCGGTCATTTTAGATTTCCAGGATGGTCAAGGCGTTCATTACATGCCCTCTTGTTTCTGTCTATAGATTTCGGCGAGGTAATCTTCGCGGTCGCGTTGCTGCTGCTTGTGCAGGGAAGCAATGGACATTTCGTCAACTTCGCCTGGAAGCGAGCAGCCCTCCAGATCATCTTCCGGTTCTAAAAAAATGTCGTGCATGCGGTTTAATTTGTTCATGCCATATCCCACACGCGACGCTCGCCTACCGGCAGCAGGCTGGTGTAATGCGCACGGGCCTTGCTCAGTTCGTGCTGCATGCGACGAATTGCCAGCAACATGCGCAAGCGGGTTTCTATGCAGCGGACGTGCGGCAGCGTTTCGACGGCGCCGGCCAGGTTGATCTCGAGCGAGCGCATGCGATAGTAAGCCAGCCAGCGCTTGATACGATTGGTCATTGCTTTACTCCCCACAGTTCGTGGTGAATGCTGATCAACGCAAGCGCCGCGCGATATTCCCTGCCGTGCACGTTGTTTCCATGAGTTTCGCTAAGTAAGCCCTCAAACTCTTCGAGCGTTATGTTTTTCTTGCACCCGGCATCTAGGCGAATCCCCTTGTCGGTAATGTAGGCGATGAAATTGTCTGGCCGAGACCCGATTGGACCAATCGAAAAAATAGGGCGATTTCCGACAAGCACCTCGTTGTTTTTCAGCTTCGCGCCGTTCAGCTTCGCGCCGTTCAGGTCCGCGCCGTTCAGGTCCGCGCCGGACAGGTCCGCGCCGGTCAGGTCCGCGTTGGACAGGATTGCGTTGGACAGGATTGCGTTGGACAGGATTGCGTTGGACAGGTCCGCGCCGGACAGATTTGCGTAGTACAGGTCCGCTCCGGACAGGCCCGCGTGGGACATTGTTGCCTTTTCTTTGACTGCTTTTGCTAGTGCGTACTTGACCTCATTTACGGTTTCGACATCGTCAGGAATGTCGCACTCGAACAGCACTTTGCTTGTAATACGATTTTTGATTTGATGTTTCATGCTTTGCTCCTGTGTTGGCGGGGCCAGTTACGCGATCCGGCAAGCTCAGGCGTTCGGGCTTGTGGCCCTTGGGCTTCGTGTTGCGCCTACTGCTAGGCGGCCAACGTCATCGTAGTGACTTCATAGAATCCACTTTGTTTGTTGATTCGATGACTGTCATTGTAAAGAATTTTTGCACCACGTCAAGCGCATTGTGAAAAAATTTTGCACAAGATGTTTTTTTTGCTATAGTGGCAACATGAAAACGAACATCCTTACATTTGTGCTTGGTCAACTTCGGCGCAATGATGTGCATGTGCCTGTTGTGTCCAAAGCCACCGGCATCTCAACGCAGTGGCTCTACCAGCTACGTCGGGGCATCATTCCGAACCCTGGCGTCAAGCAAATTCAGAAGCTCGCGGAGTATTTCTCTGCATGAACAGATTTCCTCCCACCCGCATGGCAACCAGGGCTTGCTGCCTTGGCGACCATCCATGCGCTTACGCCCACCCTTCGGGGTGGGCATTTTTGTGTTTGATCGTGAGGTTTTGATATAATCAAACAGCGTTGTGGAAGACGCATAGCAGGGTAGCAGGCTCCTTTGATGGCCGCCTTGTCTGCCCGTCCAGACTGCCCCCACTCAGTCACCCTGCCGGAACATCCACCGGATAAGGCGGCCTTCAAAGGATCTTGCCCAGTGTCGTTCAAAAAACCCCTGTCTTCAGACCCGCTTAACTGGTTCCGACTGTACGGAGAAGTCATTGACGATGACAAGCTTCGGCTACTCGCGTTCGAGGACCGATGGCACTTCATAGCCCTTCTCTGCTGCAAGTCAAAAGGCATCCTTGACACCGCTGGAGAACTTCTTGCGCGACGCGTTGCGTTGAGGCTTGGCCTGTCTGTTCTCGAACTTGAAATCGTTGCCAAAAGACTCGCAGATGTTGGTCTGATCGACGCCACCACATATCAGCCCTTGGCATGGGAAAAAAGACAGCGCAGGTCCGACTCAGACCACACAAATAGGGATCGCCAAAAACGCTTCAGAGACAAGGAAAAAGCAGCAAACGCGTTACGTAACGGAGCAGTAACGCGTACAGAGAAGAGAAGAGAAGAGGAAGAGGTAGAGAAGAGACCTAAAACCCTCCCTAGCCAAGAGGAAGATATATGGGGAGTAGTAGGTGTACACGGGGGCGATGTCAAAAAAATTTTCGGCGAAAAAATTGACCTTAAAACCGGCGAGGTGATGTAATGAATCTGAGCCTTCGTCCGTATCAGGCTTCTGCAATTCACGCCCTGCGCCTTGGCTTGGCTGGCGGGGTTCTGCGGCAGATGCTCTATTCGCCGACCGGATCGGGAAAGACAGAGTGCGCAATGGCCATCATTCATGGGGCCATGCTCAAGGGCAAGCGTGTTGTGTTTCTCTGCAACCGGATCAATCTGGTTGGCCAGGCGTCGAGGCGGTTTTATCGCTCAGGAATTCAGCACGGGATCATCCAGGGCGACAACACGCGCAACATTGATTCTCAGGTCATTGTCGCCAGCATTCAGACTGTTGCTAGGCGCGGAATGCCGGACTGTGATTTGATCGTGATTGACGAGGCGCATGCTGTGGCCGGGTCGAAAGAGTTTCGCAGCGTACTGATCGAGCGCAACAACATCCCGGTCATAGGGTTGTCTGCAACGCCGTTTGCAAAGGGGTTGGGGAAGCACTACGAAGAACTTGGCGGGGCGCTGTTCGAGTCGATGACGGTAGCTACGTCGATTGCAAAGTTGATTGACGAAAAGTTCCTCGTTGATTGCGAAATCTACGCACCGTCTGAGCCTGACATGACTGGCATCAAACAGTCGAGAAATTCTTTTGGAGAACTCGACTGGTCAGACATGGACATCGAACGGGCTGTCGACAAACCAAAGCTAATCGGAGACATCGTTGGTCATTGGTTGAAACTTTCCAATGGCTTGCCAACAGTTTGTTTTGCCTCTTCCATCGCTCATAGCAAACATATCGTTGAGTCATTCCGTGCGGCAGGAGTTGCTGCCGAACATGTCGACTGCTACACAGACGAAGCCGAACGTGCGGCAATTCTGGCTAGGGTTGAGTCAGGAGAAACGACGATTGTTTCCAACGTTGGAATTCTGACGGAAGGGTGGGACTTCCCGGCGTGCCGAACGATGATCCTGGCGCGTCCTACGAAAAGTCTGATTCGCTACATTCAGATGATTGGCCGGGTGTTGCGTCCGCATGCAACGAAAACGCTTGCTCTGGTTCTGGATCACTCCGGAACGGTTAGGCGCCTAGGGTTCCCGACAGATGATTTTCCGCTTGAACTTGACGACGGAAAGCCGAAGCAGGCCAGCGCCGGCAAAAAGGAGGAAGATCTCCCAAAGGCCTGCCATCACTGCCACGCAATGAAGCCGCCGCGTACCGCTGTCTGCCCGAAGTGTGGATTCAAGGCGGCTATGTCTCCCAAGTCGCCAGTGGTCGGAGATGGGGAACTGAAACTTATGACCAAGGGCGCAAAGGCGACGATGGATGTCAAGCAGCGTGTGTATTCCGAGCTACTGACCATTGCCCATGTCCGGGGCCGTTCGTCTGGATGGGTGGCGCACCAATACAAATCGCGGTTCGGCGTTTGGCCTAAAGGCCTTCAGGATGTTGTTGCCAATAGCGTCTCGGTCGAGACAGAAAATTTTGTCAGGTCGCGCCAAATCGCATACGCAAAATCACAGGAGAAGAGACGTGCAGGCTAAACTCAAGGCATCAGAAGCAGCCACCGGAAAGTGGCATGGCATCCTCACCAGGCTCGGCATCGAGGGCCGGTTCCTCACAGGAAAGCATGGAGAATGCCCTATGTGTGGAGGAAAGGACAGGTTCCGCTTCGACGACAAGCAGGGACGCGGCACGTGGATCTGCTCACAGGCTTGCGGTTCCGGGGACGGGTTCATGCTGCTCCAGCGTTTGAACGGATGGACGTTCAGCGTGGCCGCAAAGGAAGTCGAGGCGATCGTTGGGACGGTCTTGGCCGGCAGGGTAATTGATGAGCAAAGTCCAGAGCGCAGGATTGCGGCCATCAGGGCAATCTGGGACGAGACAGAGGCGGTCACAATCAATGATCCAGTTTGGTTGTACCTTAACGCTCGTACAGGTATCCAGATCATCCCCAAAAACATACGCTACCATCCGGCGCTTCCGTACCATGAGGATGGGACTGTCGACTACCACCCGGCCCTCGTTGCCAGAATCGACGGAGCTGACGGAAGGGGCGTTGGAATCCATAGAATCTATCTAAACGAAAGAGGCGGCAAGGCTTCCGTGTCTACGCCTAAGAAATTTTTGACCGTGAAGGGCCATCCCGGGGCCGCTGTGAGGCTCGGAAGGGCGGGTGAGTACCTTGGTATTGCCGAGGGAATTGAAACCGCTCTAGCGGCCTCTGTGCGATTCGGGGTCGTAACGTGGTCCGCGTTATCTGCTGGACT